CCTTGGAAGAAAAATGAGTAACCCGATGCCTTTGTCGTTCAGCCGACTGTCCACGTTCGAGCAGTGCCCCGCGCAGTTCGACTACCTGTATGTCACCAAGCGTGTGCAGAGCACGATGAACGAGGCATCAGAATACGGAGACAGAGTACACAAGCTGCTGGAAGCCAAAGGCAATGGATCACTTGATGAGGCAACACTGTCGCTAGAAGGCAAGCAGTCACTGGAACGCTGGGGGCCGCTGGTCGAGAAGATCACATCCCGTAGCGGCGAGAAGTTGTTCGAGCATCAGATGTCGGTCAACCGCCAGTTGCAGCCTGTGGACTGGTTCGCCAAAGACGTATGGATTCGCTCCATTGCTGACGTGCTGGTCGTTGATGGTGACACAGCATATTGCCTCGACTACAAGACTGGCAAGGTCAAGGAGAACCCAACGCAGTTGCAGCTGTTTGCAGCGATGGTGTTCTGGCACTACCCAGAGGTGACAAGGGTGAAGACCTCATTCATCTGGCTCAAGTTCAACGAGGTAACAAACGCTACGTACGAGCGCAGGTTCCTTGACTCACTGTGGCGGGCACTGGAGCCTCGGTTCGACAAGGTGCAAGAGGTCATTGAACTCGGTGTATTTAAAGCGAAGCCATCGGGCCTGTGCCCATGGTGCCCAGCGAAGGGGTTCTGCCCTGACGCAAGATTGAAAAGGTAAGAGATGAAAAACGAAGCTGATGTTAAGAATATAGTCAAACAAATACTTAATGGGCAAAAAGACTGCTGGTGGTTTATGCCACCAGCCAACGGCTATGGCCGTGCTGGTATCCCTGACTTTGTTGGCTGTGTGAACGGCTACCTGTTTGCTGTGGAAACCAAGTTCGGCAAAGGCACTACCACTGCCAATCAGGCACGAGAAATTGAGAACATTCAACAGTCTGGGGGTCGAGTGTGGATTGTCCGTGAAACTTCCGTGGACACGTGGGCCATCGAGTTCAGAGCATGGGCGGCGCTATGCTCGTAATTCCTGAGAGACGCAAGATCATCATCGACAGCAGCGAGAACGCGGCTGTAGCGCAGGCTATCCCACACGCTAAGCTACTTAGGCATGACGGCAAAGACATGCTGGCTATGCCCTACGGAGTTGACGAGTCGATGGTGCTCAAGAATCTTGGCTTCAATGTGCCAGCCCCCATCTTGCAGTACTACGACTGGCCCGGACGCTTCTCGGCCATGGAGCACCAGAAGGAAACTGCTGCGTTCTTGACCATGCACAAGCGTGCCCTGTGTCTCAACGCGCCGGGTACTGGCAAGTCGATCAGTTCGCTGTGGGCTGCGGACTTCCTACTGGATCAATGCGTTGCCCGTAAGGTGCTCATCGTTGCCCCGCTATCGACTGTGAAGGTTGTATGGGCAAACGAGTTGAGGCATCACTTGTCACACCGCTCGTTCGTCGTGTGTACAGGCTCAAAGCAAAAGCGCACTGAGTTGCTGGAGACCCCCGGAGTGCAGTACGTCATCATCAACCATGACGGATTCACTACCATGCAACACGAGTTGACTGGATTTGATGTGGTCATCTACGACGAGGCTACAGCGCTGAAGTCACCTAGTTCACAGCGGTACAAGATATTTTCCAAGTGGATGACGAAGCACAAGCCATGGCTGTGGATGATGACGGGTACACCGATTTCTCAGACCCCTGCTGATGCGTGGACGCTGTCGCGGCTTGTCGATGCACCCATGTGCCCGAAGAGCTACACATCGTTTAAAGACATGGTGATGCAGAAGGTGTCGAACTTCCGGTGGATTCCACGGCACGATGCGCTGGAGACATGCCGCAAGGTGTTGCAGCCGTCGATCCGGTTTTCGCTGGACGAGTGCAAAGACCTACCGCAGACGAACTTCGTTGGGCGTAAGACAGAGCTTACAAAGCAGCAGGAGAAAGCCTTCAAGGACATGAAGGACAAAGCCGTGACCATTTTCTCAGCGGGTGAAGTGACAGCGGCCAACACTGCCGTGATGCTGAGCAAGCTGTTGCAAATTAGCTGCGGTGTAGTCTATGGGGACGGCACTACGATTGCCATCGACGCATCAGAGCGATATAATACGCTTACGGAATTACTCACAGAGATTGGCGACAAGGCGATCATCTTCGTGCCGCTCAAGGGCGTGCAGGTTTGGCTGCGCGATAAGCTGACAGCAGATGGTTTTGATGTTGCGATGGTTAATGGAGACACAAGTAAGGCGGCTCGCGATCAGATTTTCAACGACTTCCAGCGCACGGACAAGCCGCAGATTTTGCTGGCACATCCCAAAGTTGCTGCGCACGGTTTGACACTGACACGATCTAAGGACATCATTTGGTTTGCTCCGATTTATTCACTTGAACAGTACGAGCAAGCTAATGCAAGGATTCGCCGGTTGACGACAACTGGCAAAACGACTGTGTGGCACATCTGGGCTACCGGCTTTGAGGCAGAGTTGTACCGCAGACTCCGCGCAAAGAAAAACACGCTTGCGGAATTTTTAACCTTGGTGCAAGGCATCAACAGTGACGAATAGGAAAAAGAGGTGACTGATGAACTATGACATTGCCGCAGAGAAATATCTGCAAGTACGCAAAGAGGTCGACGACCTTGAGCGTGCACACAAAACAGCCAAGGCTGTACTTACTGAAAAACTTGTGGCGCTGGAGAACTGGATGACAGCTAAAGCGCAAGAGGACGGGCTGGAGACAGTCAAGACTCCACATGGTACGGCCTACTGGTCTACCCACCACACCGCAACAGTTGGTTCTCGTGAAGAGTTCTTCAACTTTTGTAAAGAGCATGACGCGTGGGATATGGTCGAGTCCCGCGCATCAAAAACCGGAGTCAAGAGTTACATCGAGGCTAACGGGGCACCTCCACCGGGGGTAAATTTCTCATCGGCAAGAGTATTCAATCTGCGCAAAGCGCAATCCAAGGAGTAAACAAATGAGTAATATCGTAACCACCCACATATTTACCAAGTTCAGACTATCACCTACGTTGCATAGACTTACCTACGATTTCACCGTGAACGTGTGTCATCTGTACTACCCTAAAGACGCTTGTGCAGACATGCAGGAAGCTACAGGGTATGTAGAGACGCTGTTTCCAAATATCGTTCGTGTGTTCACTGTATCAGGTGATGTCATGGACACTGTGTATACAAAAGAAGACGGCGTATGGTACGCCAGTGAAAACCAAGCAGCTTAATCAGGAGTAAACAAATGAGTAATATGATCGCAAATGTCCCAGCGCACATTGCTGCGCGTATCGCAGCCCGCCAACAGGCAGGCACCAAGTCCAGCGTAGCCTCGGCTATCGTCAGCGACAACGGCCCAAGCATCCCCCGTATCAGCATCCGTGCTGGTCGGTACCGCTTGAACGAAGAGGGCGTGGAAACAACAGTCGGTGTCACGCTCGATACTATCATCGTAGGTGCAAACCCTCGCGTGTCCAAAGTGTTCTACGCTAAGGCGTTCGATGCTTCCGCAGACAATGTCCGCCCTGACTGCTGGTCGAACGATGGCCTCAAGCCTGATGTCAGCATCGATGCCCCTGTGCATAACGCATGCGCAGATTGTCCCAACAATGTGCTGGGCTCCAAGATTCTGCCCTCCGGTGCAAAGTCCAAAATGTGCGCTGACCAGCGTCACCTCGCTGTTGTGGCGGCTGCTGACCCGACAAAGGTTTATAGCCTTACCGTGCCAGTAAGTGGCATGAAGGCCCTGCGTGAGTACTTCAAAGACTTGGGCAACTACAACATCGGCCCAGAGGAAGTGGTCACCGAGTTGGGTTTTGACGACGCTGCCAGCTTCCCGAAAATCACCTTCAAGCAGAAGGGATACGTGCCAGAAAAAGCTATTGGTCGCATTGACAACTTGCTTACGAGTGACTCTGTTAAAGTAGCAACTCGTCTTATGGCACCGAAGGACGCAGGCCCAGCATTGGCGGCTCCGGCGGCGAAAACAGCGATTGCTGCACCAGCTGTGGATGAAGCCTATGAGGAAGAAGCACCTGCCCCAGTGGTAGCGGCGACACCCAAAACTAAGCCCACAGTTGTCCCAGTAAAAGCGTCGGATGAACTCGCTGCAAAGCTGGACAGCCTGTTCGACGAGTAATAGAATTATCTGAAGTACACCCCCCGGCCTATGCCGGGGTTTTTCATCTAGGGGCATGTCTTGGACACCAAAAACTTTCTTACTCGCGTATTTGCCCAGCTAGACGAACTCGTTGTCTGCACCCACAAGCCTGACCCATCAGGCAAGAATCCACGTGGTTTCTTTTGGAACAGAGGATCGTTCGCTAGCATTGACGACGCGCTACTTTCAATTTCACGATGGGACACTGAGCCCAACACGACTGTCTACTTCGGCGTAGGTTCATTTGCAGGTCACGGCTATGTCGATGACGGCAAGCAGAAGTGGTATCGCACACAGGAACACGCTACGTGGTTTAAGGCACTTGCTCTTGATTTAGACATTGGTGTAGACAAGCCATACGCTACTCAGAAAGAGGGCTGGGGCGTAATGCAAGCCGCGCTGCTGAAGATCGGTATGCCATCACCCATGGTCGTATCGTCAGGCAACGGCATTCACCTGTACTGGCCGCTGACGCAGGCCATCAGCAAAGATCATTGGGTAAAGGCATCAACCGCGTTGCGCGTTGCGCTCGAAGAGCATGGAGTAGAAATTGACACCTCAAAAATTCATGACCCGTCAATGGTGCTTAGGCCAGTCGGCACGCACCACAAAAAGCAACAGCCATGGAAAGATGTCCGGTGTGTTGCGGACTGCCCAGACTACGATGCAGTATCGCTCTTCGGCACGCTCAAGCCATGGTTTGGCAAAGCAGCGGCAGTTTCGGCCAAGGCCACAGCACCGCGCAAAGGCGGCAAGTCTTCCATACTGGATGCAGTGCTCAACTCCAACGATGTCATTCTCGACGCCGTGGCGTCCAGATGTAGCCAAGTGGCAGCGCTGGTTAATTCTGGCGGTGTTCTTGATGCTGCTGGTCGCCCAGTAGAAGAGCCGCTGTGGCGTGCATCACTAGGCTTAGCAAAGCACTGCACCGATGTGCCAGAAGCCATCGTCAAGCTGGCTGGGCTGCATAAAGATTTCGATCTCAACACGAACCTCGACAAGATCAACGGCTGGAATGGTACAGGGCCAACGACCTGCGCTAAGTTTGAACAGCTGTGCGCTAAGGGCTGCGAGGGTTGCCCAAGCAGAGGCCAGATAAAAAGTCCAGCGCAACTGTCGGTTGCCACAGAGACAGCAGTAGAGATAGATCAGGGCGAAGAAATTACGCTGACGATGCCGCCGAGTTACGTCATTCAGAACGGGCAGATTTATCGTGAAGTCAAGACAGAGGTTTCCACCACGGATGCCAACGGCAATGAGGTAGCGCAAGAGGTCGTAGAGTTTGACCACATCAGTCGGTATGAGATGCACATCACTGGCGTGTACAACGACAACGAAAGCGGCAAGGCAGCGTTCAAGCTGCTGGTGAAATACCCGATGACGGGCTGGCTAGAGACAGAGCACGACATTGCAGTGCTGGCTTCGATAGGCAAAGACTTCAGCGGCTTCCTGCTCAACAGGCAGGTATTTGTGAAGAGCATTCCGCAACAGGAAAAAGTTAGGGGTTACTTAATGGATTACTTGACGATGGTGCAGCAGCAAGCGCCTACAGGGCAGGACTTCGTCAGCTTCGGCTGGCAGAAAGATGGCTCGTTCATGTGCGGCTCCAAGCTGCTGGGTGCAGCGCACGGAGAGACAGACACACGCTTGCGTGGGCCAGCAAAAGCCTTTTCCGATCTGATCGCTCCGCACGGTACACGCGAGGGCTGGATACGTGGCATGCAGATGCTTAACAATGCTGGCACCGACACAATCCGTGCTGCTACGCTGCTGGCGACTACGGGCATCTTGGGGCCAGTTGCTGGCAACGCTACCCTTGTCGTGTCCATTTACTCTACAGAGACCACTACAGGGAAAACCCTATCGCTGATCTCAGCCAACAGCCTGATCGGCTCGCCCAAGAAACTGTTCCTGAGCCAGAAAGACACGATGAATGCGCTGTACAAGCAGCGCGGTGTACTCAATAACCTGCCATGCTGCATTGACGAGATGACTGTCTCGGACGACAAAGAGATGGTTGATATAGTCTACCAATTGAGCATGGGGCGTGAGAAGGTGTCCATGACGAAAGACCGCGACCTGCGTGAACCTGCGACATGGGACGGCTTGACGATGATGACAACGAACATCTCAACATGGCAGAAGTTTGAGGGCGCACAGGCTGGCAACGAGCCGCTGAAAGCACGATGCCTAGAGCTACCCCAACATGACCGCACGTTTGTCGCTACGCGCCCTGATGGCAAGAGCGATGGCTATGAGTTCTTTGACCTGATGGCCGAGAATAACGGCTGGGCTTTCCCTGAGCTTGTGCAATTCGTGCTGGATAACGGTGGGTCGAAAAAGGCATGGGACTGGGCGGAGCGTTCGTTCGACAAGACGTTCGGATTTATCTTCGAGCCGCAGGAACGCTTTTATCGCACGGCTATTATTTCTGCATGGGGTATGGGCACCATCGGCGCTAAGCTGGGCCTGTTCCCGTTCGATGTGCAGGGCACAATCCAGTACCTGATTGACCACATCAAGAGAGCACGGCAGACTGCCATCGACAGCAAGACCGATGTGTTCGACATCATTGGCTTGTTCTTGGCTGAGCACAACGACCAGATCATTGAGTGCAGAGAGCGCTACAGTTCGGGCGTAGAGCAAGTCACATTGCCAGCACCGGAGCGTGCTGTAGCCCGTGTCAAGATCGTGTACGACGACAAGACAGCCATCATGCCCGGAAGTCAGGTGGCGATTAACGCAGAAAAGCTACGCTCGTGGCTCAAGATCAAGCGTGACGGGCTGGATCGTATCGAGAAAGAATTGCAGGACGAGAATGCTTTGCTGCGCCGCCGTGACCGCATCACGATGTTCAAGGGTTGCCCGAAGCATGCGCCGGGGCAGATGCAGTGTCTCGTGGTCAACCTGAACCACCCTAGATTTATCGACAGCCTGACGGGAACATCAGCACGGGCGCAGAGCAAGATTACGCTGGCGGTTCTCGGCGGTGTGCCAGTGTGAGAAAATAGTCAGACAACTTCACTGGGGGATAACCATGCCACGCAACTACAAGCAAGAGTACGCCAACTACCAAGGCCAGCCAGCGCAGATCGCTAATCGCGCAAAGCGCAACGCTGCCCGTTCCGAGATGGAAAAGAAGGGCGTAGTCTCAAAGGGTGACGGCAAGGATGTCGACCACAGGACACCAATTGCCAAAGGCGGCGGAAATGGGAACGGCAATCTGCGTGCAGTACCGAAGTCCCAAAACCGCTCCTTTGCCCGAACCAAGACGGCTCGGATGAAGTGATTATTTCTTAGCCTTGGGCTTTATGCCCTTGGCTTTGTCATGAGCTACCATTTTCTTGGCAGCTTTCACTTGGATACCCAGCTTCTTTGCAAAACCCGAATCGTGCGCAGCAGCCCGCATAGTGCGAGCTTGCTTTTCTGACGTGAACGGCATTACTTATTGGCTTTCATGCACTTGCCCATGGCAGTGCATTTGGCTTTGTTAGGACAGCCGGGGCATGGCTTGAAAGGTGCAGCTTTTTTACCTGCGGGGGCCTTAGTCAGCATCATCTTTTTTCCGTACATCATGGTGGTGCTCCTTATTTCATCTTGGAAGTTGATTTCTTGCCTTCGTACTTCTTCTCCATGGCAGCGTAGGACTTGCCTTTGGCCATCATCTTCTCTTTGGCTTCCATCATTTTGGACTCGCCCTTGCCAAATGGGTTGGACTTGGCTTTGCTAGCTTTGTTCGTCGCGGTACGTTGACCGCGCATAGGCAATGATTTCATCATGGGATTCTCCAGTTAGGTTAACGGTACTTTGCGGTCTTCGCAGCGATCTTTTTGGGTTGCGCTACAAACTGTTTCCCCGCAGCTTTGCCAGCGCGTTTC